CTGAACGAATCTGACGATCAGATCATAGATAAGCTGGGGGGCGCAATAGGATATTAAATTGTTGAACAGCTAAATTTGTGTTATAATTACTCTAGTTTGGGGGGATTATAATTTAGCTAATTGATATGACGGAGCTAGAAACCCTCGACCCTAAAGTTAATACGAATGTACGAGACGACAAGGAGAATAAAACCGTTATCACTGCTTTAAAAGTGATTGATCGTTTTAACAATGCGAAAGTACAGAAAGACATAGACAATAGGTCGATACAAGATTTGTTTGAGGCTGGGTTCGAGATACACGAGCCTAACGGTCCAAGAAAGATAAACTCCAAAATGCTTCAACAGGCTATCTGGAGGATTATCTCAAGAATGAAACCTTTGGACTTCACGATTCACGGATCTAATAGGCCGCCAGAGGTTGAGAAGTTAGTGACCGCAGGCGTGTCTACCGTTCTAGATCAGGGCGGCTATATCGGCAGTTTAAGGGATAAGCAGGGAGCGTTCTTTAATCAGGTTTTATTTGGCGACGCTTTTATACTTCTAGGTGCAACTGAGAAAGGCAAGGACGTAATGCCGATTGAGTTTATGCCAGTGGATAACACTAATGTTTGGATTGATCCGTTTGGCACAGTTATGAGAGGGCAAGGACGCTCGGTGAGCAAAATGGTTGTTATCTTCAGTTATTCATGGGCTGAGTTTCTCCAGTTGTATCCGAAGGCGAAAAAGAAAGCTGGTGTGGGGCAAATCCCAAGAGCTAACATGGGCGTAAACGATTACCTATTTAGGGACGACGATCAGGAGACAGAGGCTACAGAAGACGCAGTTATCGAGGTGGCTCATTATTTTGACATAGCTAACAAGGCTTACGCTGTTTTCGCAGGGAGCCATTGTACGTTACTCGAAGAGAAGAAGGGCGACGATTATCCGTTCATTATGAAGGGTAAACCTTACATTCCAGTTTTACATTTCTTCTGCCAACCTTCTAGTGAAGGGTTCTATAATCACGGGGTAGGTTCAATGATCTACGATTTAGCGAAACTATCGCAGCAGTTAATGAATCTAGCCGTTGGACATATAGCAGAAAACACTTATCCTATTCAGCTAGTTAATATGCCAGAGGGTGAGCAGGCTAAGTTCTTCAAGAAGCTAGGACTAGCTCAGAAGCAAAGAGCGGCAGGGCAGCAAGCGTTTGTTACGGTCGAATACGATCCAAACAACCCAGGGGCTTCACAAGTTGGCTCACAAACTTTACTCACTCAAGGATTATTCCAAGAGTGGCAAGCTATGTGGGAGCAATTAACCCGTGAATTAAACAGACTAGGGATCAACCTAGACGAATTAGACAGGGGCAACGTAACGGCTACTCAGGTACTAGCAGAAGAAGAAAGCCAAAGTGCATTTGTAAAACAGATGATGGAGTACAACGCTTCTGAAAGTAAGTTCGCCGTAGAGATCACTATGGACTTTATTAAATCGTTTGTCAGGCCAAGCAGTAAGACTCCTATCCAAACTACCGTGAAACTTGAAACAGAAGCAGGGGGTGAGATAGAAGTTCCACCAGTTCCATTTGGTTTAATCGCTAAAGAATTAAAAGACAACGAATACTTTGTTAGAATTAACGCTCGTACTGGCGCTATTCCTAGTAATGTACTTCAACAGGCCCAGATAGTTAGGACTTTGCAGGCTACTCCACCAGGATCGCCAGCGTTCTTTAAGCTACTTCAACAATTCGCAAGTATTAACGATAGGGACCTAAGCTTAGAAGATTTTGGATTCCAAGCTCAACAGGCAGCGGGTCCAGCTCAAGGAGTGCCAGGGGGCGTGGACGAAAGTTTAGAAGCTCCAGCAGCAGCAGAAACTGAACGCCAATTAGTTAATAAAGGTAGATTACAAGAGCAACCAGCTATATGATAAAACATTTCAAATACCTGACGAAGTATTTACGAAATCCTAAAGAGGGTAGAAGCTACTGCGTTGGTATACTTGGGGACAAACCTACCGTGGCTAAGTTCCACCAGTTCTGGAATGTTAACGGTGAGGATCTCATGGTGGCCTCCGCTTACCTACTACACGAGTTTGTAACGAGTAATACTTATACACCTACTGAGTTAGCTGCTTATCAGAAAGGAGTGGCCGACGTAGGTAATTTCTTCCACAGTTGTTATCAGGAGAGAGAGATTGAAAGGTTAGACAGTTCTTTGAAATAGAGGTCGATTCCGCTCTGCGTTAGAGCACACCCCCCTGTTCTTTAACGCAGAATGGAGTTTATCTCCACATTGTTCTTTAACACTCACAACAATGTCAGATTCAAACCACGACTCTACTGAGCTGTTCGCAGCCACAGAAGTCGCTGAAGGCGAGGAAGACGCCGCAAGTACCACTGAAGAAGCTGAACCGAAGGCCACTTCTGAAAGTGAAGAAAGCACGGACCAAGAGTCCAAACGCACTGCTGACGAAGCTCGTGCAGATCAACTATCAGCATGGAAAGCGAAAATTATCGCTGGAAAGGCTGATTTAGGCGAAGCGCCTGGTTGGTTGCAAGACGATCTTAAAAAAGCATTACCTAAGTCCTCTGAGGATTTAGAAGCGTTAGTTGACGCAAAGCTCGAAGAAAAGCTGAAGATACAGAATGAACAGCAAGCGTATGAAAGTATGCACGCCGCTCTAACTGCACGAAAGCTATCCGATGAGCAAAAGATCACTATTCAATCTGAATTTAACGATTTAGTTGAAGAAGGTTTATCGCGCAGCAAGGCTCTTGAAAAAGCTGTAAGAATTGCCAATGTTCCAGACGTACTGGAGCAGGCTACAGAAGAAAGGCGTAAAGCCATGACTTTGCCTAAGCCTGGTAATTATACAGACGGTTCCGAAAACAAAACATTAGACAATATTGAAAGTCTCAAAGACGACGAGATCGTAGAGCTGGCAATGAAAGACACTAATGGATTGTTCGGATACTAGTCCCCGTGAGTTATTGGGGGAAAAATATTAATAACCAATAACTAATTATGGCTAATACAACAACAAGCCTAAATCAGACTAAGTTTGTACGAACAGTACAAGCGTTCCGAAACAAAATGTTGGTATCTATGAGATTCGCAAGAACTCAATTACCAGTCGACGTTTCAAACGGAGATCAAATTGATTTCCCAACTATAACTGACCTTCGAGCCCAAAATTACAGTTCCCAGGTCGACGCAACAATCGATGATTTTGTGTCTGCTAGCGACACTCTTGACTTGGACAACAGAGAAGTTGTGACTTTCCACATCGACCCTGCACAAGTCAAACAAGCGACTTCAGAGTACGAATCTGCTCTAGCTTTCCAAGCTGCATATCAGCTTGCTAACAGAGTTGACCAGACTGTTATCAACGCAGGTATCACTGGGGCTTCAAACTCAATTTCAGGTTTCACGACAATCAACTCAACAAACATTCTAAACATGTTTACTGAGGCGACTTCTAACCTATTCAGACAAAACGCTGGACCAGGACGATCATTCGCACTTATTGATCCTGAAAGATTTGCACTCCTAGAACAAAACGTAGTTGCTAACGGATTCAACCTTGGCGACACAACTCTAAAAAATGGTTACACAGGAGACTATTCTGGATACAATGTACTTGTATCTAACAATCTTCCTTCAAGCCAAACTCTAGGTATGGCTACTAACCCAACAGCGGACGATACGTTCACTTTATACGGAGTAACATTTACATTCAAAGCAGCACCCGCAGCAGCAGGCGAAATTGATATTGGAGGATCAGCAGCAGCGACAGGAGCAAACATTGTTCTAGCTATCAATGGTACAGGTACTGGTGACGGTACTGACTACTTTGAACTATCAACTGCTAATAGAAGAAAACTTCAGAACGCTCAATGTTCAGCGGCAGCATGGGGATCAGACGCTTCAGTTGTTACTGGATTTGGTAAAATTGATGGTGAAGAAACTTTCACTGACGGTACAGATGCTTGGGGTACTGAAACTTCAAGCCTTCTATTCGGAAGAGTTGGAGCAGTATCTATGGCTATGCAAATGGCGCCAAAGCTATTTGTTCGACCAGAATCTAAACAGGTTGGTGATAACCACATCTTGCACCAGCTTTATGGTGACAAAGTCTTCACAAGAGACGCAGACAGACTTATCAAAGTACCTTATAACGTATAATCCTTAACAACATTTTTTTATGGCTAATAAAAGACTCAAAATCGTTGGAAGGATGGTAGACCCTGATGGCAATGAGCTTATCGACTCAAGTGGTAACTTCGTTGGAGACCTAGAGGTCGAGAGCGGCGACGCTATCGTTGATTCCAGTGGTAACGAAATGCTCGAATTTACTGTTACGGCAAGTGCTGTAAACCATGTGGGCATTTCTAACACGGGTACAGGTGTAAGCCCTGTATTCATTGCGGAAGGTGAAGCCAATACAGGTTTCAATTTCGTAAACTCAGAAGCAGAAGAAGTTTTAATCTTAGATTCAATAGCGACTTCTGTTAATGAATTAACTATCTCAAGCGCAGCTACAGGTAGCGGACCAATCTTAGCGGCTACTGGTGACGACACTAACGTAGACGTAAATATCAACCCTAAAGGTACTGGTAGCATTATTTCTACTAGTACAGAAGCAGGAGTGACAGGAGCAGGACTAGTCCTTTACCAAAACTCAGCTTCACCAGCTGTAATGGATTCTGTAGGTGTTATCACCTTCAGAGGAAAAGATGACGGTGGCAATGTTACTGACTATGTAACATTAAGCGGTATGCTCGCAGATCCGACAGGTGGTGCAGAACTGGGTGCTTTTGCAATTGGGGGACAAGACCAATCAGGTTCAGCATCTAACTGGTTGGCTGTTCTTAGAGAAGGTACAGAAGTGTTAATCTCAGCTGTTAACGCTGGCGATGATCTAAAAATAGATACAGACTCATCAGGTGATATTTACCTAATTCCAGGGGGCTCAAGTAGCGTGATCTTAAGTGGCGGTGTTGTCTTTTCAGATATCACTTCTTCTTCAGGAGCAGGTGCAGTAGCTATTACTAGTGGTGTTCACGAAGTGACTACTACTGGTACAGGTGACGCACTTACTCTAGCTAACGGTACGGCGGGTCAAAGACTTTGCGTTGTATACGTTGCTGAAGGAGCAGGTGGAGACACAGCAGTTATCACTCCTACAACTTTTGCAGGAGGTTCAACTATCACTCTTAACGACTTAGGTGATTCATGCGATCTAGTATATTCCAGCACAGGTGGTTGGTATGTACTTGGATTAGGTGGAGCAGCCGCAGTTGCTTAATCAATTAACTAATTTCATTTAACTAATTTCACTATGAAATTGAAGTACGAACTAGGTAGCGCTGTAGTAGATTACCTACTCAGAGCTCTAAATCGGACTCAGATTGCAGGTGTGCAATCAGCAGAGGATCTACTAGGAGTTGTAAAACTTCTACAAAATCCGTTGAACGCTGAAGACCTAGAAAAAGAGCAATACCATGCTCTCAAATCTAAGTTTGATAAGGAGATTCCCGTAGAGGAACCTCCTAAGAAAAAGAAATAGTTTTCTAGAGCCCCTCTTCGGAGGGGTTCAATGAAGATTAAAACCTCAATATGACACAAATAAGAAGTACAAGTAAATTAACGACAATCCTAAACGCTAAAGCAGCTAACGGTGTAGGAGATACATTCGGGGTAACAGAATTCAGACATATAGTCGGGTATATTTCAACAGCTAGCAGTGGTGATCTTACGGTCAAAGTCCAGGCTAGTATGGAAGAAGAAGCCCCAGATTTTAGCTCTACGGCGAGTTCTACTAACGTATGGGACTATATCCATGTTTGGAACTATAACGCAGCTACGGGCATTGCAGGTGATACAGGATTTGTTTATTCAGGAACGGACGCAGTTGAAAACTTTATGATTAACTTAGACGGTATGCGGTGGGTGAACTTCGAGGTTTCTAGTTATGTTGCGGGTAATGTGACAGTGAAAGTACAAGGATTTACTAATTTATAAAACGTGTCATTTGAACCAGATTATTTAGGAGGGGGGCTTCCAGCAACATTTACCGATCTAACGGTAACAGGCGACGCTGAGATTAACGGCGAATTGACCGAAAACGGAGCTCCAGTATTTACTGCTTCACAAACAACTAGAAACTTATATGTCAATGGAGCAACAGGATCAGATAGTAACGATGGCAGAACAAGTGGTACAGCATTTAAAACAATCCAAAAAGGTGTGAATATAGCAGGGTATCAAGCCAGCGATACGCAAACGGTAGTCAATGTAGCGGCTGGTACTTACCACGAACCGAATGTTGTAGTCCCGAAGTACGCTATAGGAGAGATCCTAATTTTAGGGGATAGAACAACTCCTAGTGATATAGTGCTTACAGGTGATTTAAGCTTGGTTGAGACACATGTAGCGTTTACGCATGAGAATAATTCAGCCTTATTGGTGATAGAGGGTATCCAGTTTGAAGATTATTTCCGAGGTGTACGAGTAGAGAATGCAGCGGTATCAATTGGTGGATGTATTTTCGAGGACATGGGGCAGGCTGTGAGTGGAGTTAACTATGCTAATATCTTATATTTCGACAACGGGGTATTTAATACGACCTATAACGGCACCACGGCTTTCTATCTCGGATGGATGACAGTTGTATCCGATTTTTGTAAAGTAATAATCAGCGACGATATTGTCGCAACTAACGTAGACAGATTCGTAAACGCTCAGAACAGGTGTCGGGTAGCCCTTTCGACAGGGTATGACCTGAACATTACTTTCAAGACTACAGGCCCTCAATGCTTCTTCTTGTTAGATAGTGACCTTTTCACTGGAGGTGACATTATTGCAGACGGGAATAAGGCGGCTCCAGTAACGAATAGTGCGTTTGTCTTTATATCAGGAGGTAGCTGTCAGACATTCTTCTTAGGAGGGACTGCTTGGACGATTGACGACTTTGATTATGTATTCTTAAATTTCAGAGTAGGGCAAGCCTATTGGTCGGACGATAGTTCAGTAGGTATGACCTTAACGAATGTAAATAATAAGGGTAAATTTGGATTTAACGACACAGGATACGACGATACAGGCTTAATGGCAGGAGGAGACGTTGTGTACGAAATAGGCGGATATGACGCAAATATGATTCTCACTCAAAAAATAGCATACTTTAATCGATAATTATGACCACAGGTTTCACAATCAAACAACTAGGACAACTACGACCAGCCAATACAACGGCTGCAAGTATCTACAGCCCAGCTTCGGGGGTGAACACGGACGTTAAGACTTTAGTGGTCTGTAATCAAACAGCGGGCGCAGCGGATTATAGAATCTTTCACGACGACGACGGTACTACGTATGACGAGACTACGGCCTTACTTTACGACGTAACGCTCTCAGCGAACGCAACGGACATTATCCCTCTTCACATTGGTATGGACGACGACAGCGGAAATGTAGCCGTTAGAACAGACACTAACGACGCACTTACTTTTACTCTTTATGGAGCTGAATATACATTATGAGGATTACTGAAAAAATTGAAGGCAGCAAGAACACTTTGGACATTTCGTTCATTGAGACAAATGAGCCACGCATGAGAATCGAGCAGGTACCAGACGGTGACACGATTAGGATCACAGTACGGGGGCCGAAAAAAGAATTGAAGCGTTGGTACGACGATAGAGTAAAGAAGAAATTTAAAGACAAAGACGGCTACGATAAGCTCAAGCTGAAACCTAAAAACCCTAACCCTAAAAAGAAATGAGTAACTTCAGATCAAATTCATGGAGAACGCCATCACAGATACGATATGGCGACGAAGGGATTGGAATCAACATTGCTCCAAGAAATGACTGGGAGCTAGATGTGTGGTCTGACAGTGGTACTAATACTACATTTAGTGTTGAGTTTGATGGTGGTGCAGAATTATTATTTCAGGCACAAGCTGCGTTTGCTACGTTTGGAACACAATCTAACCATGACTTTGCAATTCTAACTAATGCTACTCAAAGAATAAAAATAGAATCCAGTGGTCTGGTAAAGATCGGTGATGTGAATGAGGTAGCTAGTGCTTTATTACATGTTGAATCTTTAACTGATGATACTGCTTTAATGATTCAGGGTCATTCTACTCAAACTGAAAAGCTAACTGAATGGCGACAAGATGATGATACTATTGTAGCTAGTATTGATAATGATGGAGATTTTGTAGTGGGAAAGATTGACGCTAACGCTACATTAACTGACGTTGCTGCTGCAACGAACGCATTTGATTTCCAAACTACAGTAACAACTACAGCAAACAACGCTCAATCACATAGGGGACTTGTTTCGTCGATTGTTTATTATGATAACGACGACCTGACACATGCTGGCGACTCATTAACAGGTGGTATTTTTGAGGCTGTATTCATGGGGACTGGTACGGTAGCTGGTGTAGCGGGGCTATATTTCAACAGTACAAGTATTGGTTCAGGAACAATCACTGAAGGACTTGGAGCCGAGTTTAATCATATAATAGGAGTATTCGGTACTGCGGGTAACATGACGACAGGAACAGGTGCGAGATTCAAGCATGATAATCTAGGAATTGGATCATTTGGTACATATAGGGGAGCTCATTTCGTCAATTCAGCTACGGCTACGGCTACAGCGTTATACGCATTTGATTTCGAGACTGACTATATTAGTAACAGTAGAGCTGTTTCAGTATCAGATACCCTAGTACAGAGATACATGCCGCTTTCAACTGAAGACACTGGTATCACTTTCGATTCAGCCGACGTAGTTCTTGCGAACACGACAAGCGGAGACGTAGTAATAAATCCATTTAATGAGTTGCTTATTAACGGTACAACTGTATTAACTGGAGGTATGAGGTTGCCTACAACAAGAGTTACAAACACTTATGTGGTTCTAGGGTCGGATTATGGAGTGTTTTGCGATACTGACGGAGGAGCGTTTACGGTAACTCTACCAGCAGGTGTAGACGGACAGACTTATAAAATAATTAACTGTGGTACTTCGACTAATAATTTAACTCTAGCACCTAATGGGGCCGAGCTTTTGATAGGGGTGAACGCTAATCTCACACTAGCAGACGGTGAGTCCCTAATATTAAC